GATATGGATTATGCATTAACAATTGCATCTAATATGCAATGTTCCACAGATCAAGGAATAAGATTTCGATCTGTAGAACCAATTGATTTTAATCAAGACCCAGAAGTGACAGTTTATGAACTTAATACGTCTGGAGAGGTTGCTAGATATTTACTTAAAAAACAAGTTGCTATGACATCTGGTGAAGTTAAAACACAAGACTTTACTTTTCAAGATCCTAAACCATATGATAAAATTGTATTAGATGAAGAAAATGTTATTGATATAGTTTCAATTAAAGATTCATCTAAAAATAATTGGGTAGAAGTAGATTATCTAGCACAAGATACTGTATTTGAAGATATACAAAATATACCATTTAATGATCCGGAATTATCTCAATATCGATCGACAGTGCCATATATTTTGAGATTAAAAAGAACTGCAAGAAGATGGGTAAAACGTTTAAGAGAAGATGGTAGGATAGAAATACAATTTGGTTCTGGAGTATCTTCTGATGCAGATGAAGAAATTGTTCCTAATCCAAAAAATATTGGTTCAGGATTAGAATACTTAAAACGTACAACAACTGATACTATTGACCCATCAAACTTTTTATATACTAGTACATATGGATTGGCACCTCAAAATACAACATTAACTGTTACATATACAGTAGGAGGTTCGATGAATGAAAATGTAGGAGTCAATGCAATTAACACTGTTAATAATGTTACTTATTTAAGTGAAATAGCAGAAGTTGATTTAGGAGATACAAAAGATACATTAGCAGTTACAAATCCAGAACCTGCAGTAGGTGGAGGTGCGCAACAAGATTTAGATAATATACGTCAAAATGCAATGGCAGCATTTGCGGCACAAAGTAGATGTATTACACGAGAAGATTATATATCACGTGTATATGCATTGCCAGCAAAATATGGATCAATAGCTAAAGCATATATAGTTGGAGATCAACAAATTGATACAAGTGATAAAAATTATCCAAGAGATACAATACAAAATCCATTGGCATTGAATTTATATTTATTAGCATATAATTCAGATGGAAGATTTATTCCAGCAAATCAAGCACTTAAAGAAAATATAAGAACATATCTATCACAATATAGAATGTTGACAGATGCAATTAATTGTAAAACAGCTTTTATAGTTAATATAGGTATAGATTTTGAAGTTATACCTAAACCAAAAAATAACAGTAATGAAGTATTATTAGAATGTATCAATAAAATAAAAGAAATGTTTCATAATGATAAAATGCAGATCAATGGATCAATTGATATATCTGCAGTAATTAATCAATTAAATTTAATTGAAGGCGTACAAAGTATACCTACTTTAGAAATTTTTAATAAAGCTAACGGTCCTTATTCAAATAATGTATATGATTTTGAGATAGCAACTAAACATGGAATTATATATCCATCTTTAGATCCTTGCATATTTGAAATAAAATATCCAAATAAGGATATTAGAGGAAGAGCGGTAAAACCATAGAACTAAATTATGATTAGAGTATTTTACGCAGAAAGAGATATAACATTATATGAAAAGTACCCAGAACAAAATACGGGTATAGATCAAATACTGGAGCTAGTAAAAATATCTTCAGGATCTAAATTAAATAATGTAATACAATCCAATACATATAATTCAAGATTTATATTAGATTTTGGGACACAAATAAATACGTTATCAGCATCTATAGTTTCTGGTAAAATACCACCTTTAGGTAACAATACAAATTCTGCATCTGCTCATATTGTATTAAGAGCAGCAGCTGCAACAGATTTATTACATACATATACCTTAAAAGCCTTTCCTGTTTCAGAATCATGGGTTAATGGAAATGGTAATTATTCAGATGTCCCAATACAAAAATATGGTGCTTCATGGTTTTATCGAACAAGTGATGATGTTGCTAATTATTGGGCAACCGGTTCCGGAGTTACTCATGATGGTAATGATGGATTAACTGAACCAACTGGAGGCGGAACATGGTGGACAGGATCGGGATATGAGGCTTCTCAATCATTCCAAAATGAATCTCCAGATATAAGAATGAATGTTACAGATATTGTGCAGCAATGGCTTTCTGGAAGTATTCCAAATAATGGATTTATTTTTAAACGTACAAGATCAGATGAAAGATCGGCAGAAGTTCAGGGAAGTTTAAAATTCTTTAGTCGAGAATCTCATACAATATTTATACCTAGATTAGAAATAGTATTTGATGACACAACTCAACCATCAGAGTATACAACCTTAACAGAAATATCAGCTGATACATATGTTCCATATTTTAAGAATATAAAATCTGAATATAGAACATCAGAGATAACAAAATTTAGAATAGGCGTTCGACCCGAATTTCCTAACAAGGCATTTCAAACATCGTCATTTTATTTAACAGGCGATCGATTACCGACATCGAGTTATTATAGTATTTTTGATTCAGTAACAAATGAAACAATAATACCATTTGATACAACTGCAACAAAAATTGATGGAGACGAAAATGGTAGTTTTATGAAACTAAGAATGGATTCATTTATGCCAGAAAGATTTTACAAAATAATGTTGAAGATAGAACGTAATGGCGGCGATGATATACAAACTTTTGATGATTTTTATTTTAAAGTAGTGAACTAATATGGCAAGATATATGGATAGAGATTCTCCATCTCCGGAGATTCCAAATACGGAACAAGTTAATGAAGGATTAGCTTCTGGACGAGACCCTAATGCATTATTAGGTAATAATAGATACACATGGAATAGAAATTCTGAAGAAAATTATGATGAGACGGATCGAGCTCGTATGCTATTAAGAATAATGCAAGAAGAGTTTCCAGATGACGTATTTTATTCTCAAGGTAGATTGACTCCCGGTGCACAAGGTATACAAGCACGAGAAGGATTGAATCCTAGATCTCGAGAAGTTGTTCGAGAAATGCAAATAACAAAAAGAACACCTGCCGGAGTTGCTCAATTTTCTGCACGTGAAAAAATATATGAAAAATACGAATTAACAAAGGCATATCCATCTGTTGATGAAGAAGATTTAGATGAAATTTTAGATGAAGAATGGGTTACATTTAAAGATCCAATTGAAACTGAAGAAGTGCCTATAGTTAAACCTAAAAAGACAGGACTCTTTTTAACAGCTAGAGATTTTAGAAAAACAGATCCACATGATGAATATATAAGAAGTGGACCACATACACTTGAATCAGATGCATCTGATATAGAAGGAATATTTTGTGTATTTTATATATTAAATGGAAAGGCTAGACCAATACCTAATTACAAAACATTAGAAGTAATGTTAGTAGAAAAGGGGTCAAGATATGATTCAATACGTACAGCGACTGCAAAACAATTACAAGAATATGACTTAAAATTAGACGGTCAAGATACACAAACTGTTTATGGAGCTGGTGATCCAGGATATGAAGGTGCAGAAGATTTTCAAACTGCATTTGGAGAGTATATGCAAAGAGCAATGCCTGATCGATCAGTTGAGTGGAATATAGAAGTACGTTTGAAAAGTGGTTATCTACCAATGAAGCCATTTGTACGAGATCCTGGTGATTATATAAAGCCAGAATCACAAAGAAGATCAGGAGGAAGAATACCTGAAGATGATGATGGTAATCCATTACCAGCTGATCTATTAGCAAAATTTGATCCAGAAGATAGATATGCTGATACTGTATTTTTACGACAAACTTATCGTGAACAAATGCGAGAAAAATATGAAGGTAAGATAGTATTAGGAAGATGGCCTGCTCCATATCATGACCCATCAGAAGTCGATGAAGATAATCCACCACCAGGGCCAACTGAAGTAGCATCTGATGCAGAAGTAACACAAGGAACACAAATTCGTGCAGATGATTATGTTTCAGGTGTTAGATTTATGATGTTAGGACATTGGAAACAAGTAAGATCAAATCCTGCTTTAAGATTATATGCGACCAAACAAGATATAGATCTTGCAAGATATGAACCTCAAACTACAATTACAGGTGCAGATGGCCAGCCATTAGGTTTTGAAGAAGCGTATGAAGCTGGGGAAGGTAGATATGGCCGAATAGGATTAATTAATCTCTTAAGAGAGGGTGGTGGTATAGATGTACTTGAACATACAGATGATGACCCTCATCCGGTGTGGATAACATTTCCTCATATTGTAGAAGCAGATACAGATGGCATACCAGGTATGGATTTGTCAGAGTATATTGAATATCTAGATTATTGGTCTAATGGAGGACGTCCATTTGCAAATGCAGCATTAGAACCATTTGAACCACCAGGGTCAATAAAATATTATGATGATGAAGCATATCAAGATTTAGTACTACAAGCTATCTTGCAAGGAGAAATAGATCAAATCAAAGATCAGATTATGGAAATATTTCCGACATTGGCCGCTCAGACAGAACAAATGAAAATGTCATTTGAATCATTACCAACAAATTATATTAATTATTCAAATACAATGATGGGAGAAGGTGGTCCATTATATAAAATTATGTTTTCAAAAAGTGGAAAATTTAAGTATAAAAAGAAACGTGGTTGGCCACAGAAAGATATAAAAACTAAAGATGAAAGTAAAAAATTCTTTGTATTAATGAAACGATTGGGAAGATTAAGAAATAATATGAATGAAGATGAAGAACATAACATTGTTAAAAAAGATAATCATAAATGGATGCGTACTGTTGCAAGAGATAAATTTGCAAGTTGGATGAATATGGGAGGAGGATTTGATACAACAAATGCACCAGTTGATGGACCATTAGCTCCGGAGATTGAAAAAGCCAGAGATGCAGCCGATAATGCATTTACTAGTTTTAGTATGTCACCAGTTGTTTTAGGAGTATCATTTATATCAATGCTTGCTCTTGCAAGTCCAATTGGATTTATAGGTGCACTTACATTTGCTGTAGTCGATTTAATTGTAGGCGAAGTTCCAGACGGAAAATATAAATTTCCACCATGGAGATTTATGAAAGATGATTTGTATGTCAAAGGATGTATATACAGAGGTAATGAAGAAAGAATGAATGATTTATATGCACAAGCAGCACAGGCAGATCAATATATGCCATGGCTTCGTGAAGTAATTAGTAAATTAAATTCACAAATGTTTATGATTGATGAGATGTTAGCTCGAGCAGCTAGTGTAGAAGATTTTAATGAAATTATGGAAGGATTATTAGCAATGCAAAATTTATTCACAGTACTTGAAACCGGTGGGTTACTAGACTATGTACATAATTTACGTGCTGATATAGATGGGTTTGTTGCAGACCAATTGAAAAGACAATATAATGCAATACAATATGTTAGAAAAAAATGTCATAATAAAGTAGGAAATGATAAGAAATTTTTTATTACTTGGCCAACTGGACCACAAGAAGTTTTAAATGAATACGTTCCAGGATTGACATTTGATAATTATTTGAGGACATAAGTTATGGGAATAAAAAGATTTTCAAATAAAGAAGAGATAATCCAAAGTAAAGGTAAAGTAAGAGGCTTGACTTGGAAAGAAGATGATTTAAATCTATTACAATTAGACACAAAAAATGTTACACCTGACGAAAAACCAGTAGTTGAAGTACATGTCTATGCACCAGGCAAATCTGGCAAGTATCTAGATGGCGGTGTTATAAGTTCAGAAAATTTTGAATTAGAAAAAGATCAAATATTTGTTGATTGGGCATCTGTATGTCGTGAAATGTTTAACATTGAAAGAGGTGCATTTGAAGTAGGAATTAATGTACATAAAAATTTACTTGGTAGTGAAGATGAGAGGGCATTATATATTAATTCTATATCTCCGGATAGACGTGAAGTTCATTTAAAACAGACGCCTGGATATGATTTAAATTTAGAAAGTTATCTTGATGCATATGGCGAAGAGTCATTATTAGATACAGTATACGAAACAGTTTTAGATGCTAATGGAAATGAAGTTCCGGTACTTAATGACAATGGACAACCAGTAGTTAAGGCTACAGTAGAAAGGCCATTATCAGATGATATATCAATAAATTTTGGAGAAAATTTATTATATAGAATTATCAATCAAAAAGATTGGTCCGATGAAAAAGATTTTGTAGTACGATTGTATCAGCCATTAGAAAAGGGAATTAAAGAAAAAGATACATTATGGATTGTAGAAGAATTATCTGATACATATTTTGATAATATTAATATAAAAGGTCCTGAGGCAGTAGCTGTTCAAAGTAAAATACTTAAAGGTCCAAATTTAAATATTGATCCTAATGCAGGAATGATTACAGAAACTGATTTTCGAAATTGGAATCAGTTATTAGATGCAAATACATCTACAGCACAAGATATTGTAGATAGTATATTTTCAGGTTCATTATCAGGAGTTCCATTAGGCATTGATTATACTGCATTTGATAATTTTATACATTTTTCATCAGCTAAAGAGAGAGTTGATAATTTTGTTTATAAATTAGAAATGTTAGAATATCATGATTCTAGATTAAAGGTATTAGATCAAGCATCTGGAAGTGATACAACAGCCTTGCAAGGCAATGTAGAAATTACAAGAAAAAGACGAAATCTTGTACAAGGTTCATTTGATGGATTTGAAAAATGGGCACATAATGAACCAACTTCAAGTTTATCAACACATGGAGTTTCAGGATCTGTAATTGGAGCCGATCCATATGCCTTAAAACCATTTCCTAAATTTTTATCTGGTAGTAAATTTTATTTACATCATACAACATCTAGTTTAGGTAAACAATGGATAGAGGGAGTAATAGCAACAGCATCTTTATATGATATACATAATGATAATGCATTAGTAAAAACTATACCGGAACATATTAGATTAGATACAAATAATGAACAATATGAATTGTTTGTTAATATGATGGGACAACATTATGATATTCTTTATTCATATATAGATAATTTAACAAAAATATATTATCCGGAAGAACAGCCAAAATTAGGACAAAGTAAAGATGTAATATTTCAAGCAGCAGAGGCATTAGGTTGGACATTAGTAAATGGAAAACAGGCATCACAATTATGGAATTATAAATTAGGAGTACAGTCCGGTTCTGGCCAATATATAAGTACAGGTTCTATGTTTTCTAAATCAGATGAAGACATAACAAAAGAAGTATGGAGAAGAATCCTTAATAATCTACCGTTTTTACTTAAAACGAAGGGGACTGCGAGAGGTATCAAAGCGTTAATGAATACATATGGTATTCCTCAGACTTTATTATCTATTAGAGAATATGGAGGACCTAAGGTAGGCGGTGAAATGCCATTATTAATTGAAGATCGATTTTCATATGCATTGAAATTTGATAGTGGA